TTTCTTTACTAATTCTAACAGGTCTATCCTTTAGGTCGGGCTTTTCAAGGGTAGTTTCAGTAATTGTAAATTCTGCCTTCTGATTTAATAATGGGGCTAAATATTTATCATACCATCTTTTGATAAGAATTTCAAGAAATTGTGGTAGTCTATTCTTATCTGCTAAAATACTTTCAATATGCTCAATTACTGCTGAATCATTATCGTATGTATTTTCTCCAATACTAAGAGGGTAGTCAATTTCTCTAATAATATCTAAAAGTCTTTTATTGAGGTTGTTATCTGATAATAAATCAATCATTCTAAGTTTAACATCAATAGTTTCGTCTGAAAGTTGAGCAAATTTATTATCAATTACTACGGGCATACCTAACATTTTAATATATTCTCTTTCCTTCCTCTCAACTATTTCTTTAAACTCTTCATATGATAATTCAGAAGACCCATACATTTTTTCATATTCTGCCTTAGAACGAGCCTCATTAGTCATAGTAATTTCTCTAACAATGCCTAAAGCAACCTTCTGTTTGTCAGTTAATCCTTCACCAGAAAGTTCAATAACAGAATAAAATTGTTCAACCTTTGGGTCGTTTTCCATAACTTGACGAAGTGTAATATCATCATTATATGCTCTTTTTCTGGTGCTATCTAATTTTTTCACTAACTCTTCTACCTCACTAATAGCATCTGCTAAATCCTTTTCTGCCGCTTCTCTAATTTCTTCTTTAGCATCCTTAAGTTCCTCTTTACGGCGTTTAGCATTTATTCTTGCTACTTTAAGTTCTTCTCTCAAACTCCAATAAAGATTTTGTTTATCAGTTTCAATTTGAAGACTTGGTTTATTGGATAAATTTTTACCATATTGTAATGTAATAGTTTCTGTTTCTCCCGTTTTACTATTAATTCTTGTAACATTGGGTCTATCAAAATTTTGTTCTTCCTGTTCTCCATCTTTATCTTCATAATAACGATTGTTATTTAAATCTCCTAAAGAAGTATTTAGTAAAATATCTAATGCTTCTTCGTTGATAGAGTCAAAAGTATTAATATTAAAATCTGGGACTCGTCTACTCCAATCTTCTTTAGAAGTAGCCCAAGCAATAATGCTTCTCTTAGCAAGTTTTTGCTTTACACTACCGCCATTTGTGAGAATATTAGGCATTAAAAAATTGTAAAATAAATTTAATGCTGCGCTTTTATCCCACAAAAAACCATCATCAAATACGCCACGCAAGCGGCCAACTTCTGTTTCCATCTATACCGCCTCAGCAATACATTACAAAGGCTTCAAGATTAGTCCAATCATCACATTCAATTCTAAGACCGCTTTTACAAAGAATACCATTATCTCCTAACTCAAAAACATAATTGGTTACTAATGCTGACAATCCTAATGTAAATCTCATAATAAGATTAGTAGTGCCTGTTCCTGTATTATCTGAATAAATAGATACTACTTGATTCTGTCCACCATCACCAATAGTGGCGGTAGGGTCAATAACATTAAAAACAAAGCCACTAAAAACACAAGGATTGTCTCTTCTTGAAGTTAGCGAACTTGGTAATAATTCTACAATATTAGTGTCTGCGGTTACTCTTTTACTTTGGATTCTTCCCATGTAATCACCTTTCTAAATTAAGGGAGGAATGCCGCCACTTATTAAAGTAGCGACAAACCTCCCCTTCATTCAGTCTTCTAATAGGGAAATTAACTTAGCCTTTGTATCAAGAGGTTTATATTCAATTCCTCTTTCATCACAAAGAGCCTGAAGTTCAGTCTTGAGCAAAGTGCTTAAGTCAATGGATTCATCAACCACTTCCACGGTTTCTTCCACGACTTCTTCAACGATTTCATCAGCAGGTGCTTCAACCGTTTCTTCAAGATTTTCTGCTTCCCAACCGTTAGCGTTTCGGACTTTGTTATAGACTTGACGGGAAACCTCATACCAAGTATTAGGGTAATATAGCGTTCCATAAATCCTACAAGGACTTAATGTATGTCTAACACGAAACATGTTTATCACCTTCAGGCCAATTGTCCATAAATTCGTAGTCTAACAAACCCTAAGTCTGTCAAAGCATCAAGACCAAGAGCCATAGCATCAGCGTCAGCACCGTCAGGATTTTGGACTAACACCGTAATAGATGAAGTTGAAGTATAATTGCCCGAAGAATCAAGAAGAATCTTAGGAACAATAACACTACTTTCATAGCCACAAATTAGGGCTTGGGTAATAGTCCCCAAACCAAAATCAGAAGCATTAAGCACTTCACCAGCAACGGCATAATCAGTAATTTCCAAAACGGCATCCACGACATATTCAATGCCTGAAACACGAGGATAGGTAGACCCAAGATGGTCTGCAAGTAATGTTAATGTGCTCGCCATTTAATCACCTTTTAATAATTTACCAATTATCCTCAAGAGAGGTTGGTAATTTTACCTTGTGCTCTAACCCAAGTGCAGACAATTTCACCGATGGTTCTATACATACCTCGGTTGCCCAACTTTCCAACACCGAATGGGTCGCCCGAATCAATACCACCTTCAAAGTATTCGGTTGGCTTGAGCGTAGCGAAGTGGAAATGGTCGGTATCAAGGATAAAAATATCCGAAAGTCCAGAACCGCTTCCCGTTGAACCCATTTCCTTACATGGGATGATAGGAATATCGTGATAAGTAGCAACCTTGAAACCAACTTCTCGGCCTTTAACACCCTTAATACCATTTACGGTAGGCATAACTTCAGTTCTACCCATGTATCGCTCTTGAGATTGTAGCAATTCTCCGAGAGCCTGAATAGTATCATATCCCGTAAGAATAACCTTTGGCGAAGCACCACGAATTTGCAATTCACGGAGAGCCGTGTTAAGCATATTTAGGGAAAGAGGTCGTCGGCTACCACCGTAATCACCGAAATCCACATAGGACTCTAAGTAGGTAAGGGCATTATCACGGTCTTTACCATAAAGGATTCTCATTTCATCCAAATTGCTATTTGAAAACGAACCTGCAAAGAGGTTTCCACCATCAGCACTTTGAAGTTCGGCTTCGTTAGAAACAATCTTGTAAAGAGAAGTAAGATTGTTCTCATAGCCCGAAATAATTCGTGCTTGTGAAGGGTCTGATGTTTCTTCAACCATAGATTCCAAAGGAGTCAAAAGCATGTGATTCATCATTTCTGCGTGAGTAACACCGACTTCTTCACGGTAAGCGGCCATCAAATCACCGATACCGTCGTCAATTTGAGCCATAGCAGCAGCCAATTCGCTCAATTCAAACTGATGTGCAATCGTCTTAGGCGAAACATAAAGCGTTTCATAACGAGGTGCAATAGGTGAAAAAGCATCAGTAACTGCGGTAGTAAATGCGGCGTTTTCTGCAACACCACCAATAATGGCTTCCGTAACTGAAGATTGACCCGTTCCGCCCGTAATGCTAATGGTATCACCAGCACCACCAATTGCTCGCTCGGTCATAATTCGCCATCCACTACTACTCCAAGGCTTCTTAGGAATCATAGCAAAAGCGTTAATTTCTCGGTTCAACATAGACCACACTTTTTGCCCATACACTAAGTTATAAAGTGCATTGGGGCTAAATGCGCCCGTTGAAGAATCGGTATGCAAGCCCGTATTTACACCAGCCCCGATACCATATCCCTTCAAAAGAGAGTTAGTTCCGAGGTTGCCGTAAGTAGCGGCTTCTAAATCTTGAATCGTTCTAATTTGGTTTAATCCTGACATTTTTTTCACTTCCTTTATTGTAGTTCACGCACCATTTCGTTAATTTCATCCCAAGACATTTCGTGAAGGTTGTTCATCTTAGCAATAACATCTTCACTAATTGCTGGTCGTGCAACGGGACTAGCCTGCTTTGCAATAACTTCCTTATGGGAGTTTAGAGACTTTCGCAGTTGTGCAAATTCATTCTTCAATGCGGCCACTTCGGAGTGTGCATCATAGTTTTCTTTTGCAATAGCGTTTGCCTCATTTGCTAATTCAGCCTGATAACGAGCCTCAAATTGTTCCTTGATAACATCGTATGCTCTCTCTTCTTCCTTCTCGGCCTTAAATTGAGCATAAGCCTTTGCGATATTTTCATCGGAAAGGTCAAGGGTTTGAATTTGCTGAGACTTTCGTGCAAGGAATTGGCTAAATTCCGAATCATAGCGACCCGTAAGGTTAGACTCACCCATCTTTTGTCCCGTTGCATTGTGTCCATAAACGGTGGAATCAATTGCCTTTTCTTCTGCATCATCCATCATTTCAGCATCATCTTCTTCGGATTCTGCCTTATATGCACCATCCATGTATTCTTCATCTTCTTCAGGCATCGCTTGCATTTCTTCATCGTCTGACGCATCTTTCAAAATCGTTTGATTTCGGAGTTGCGAAACGAGGTCTTCAAACTCGGCTAAAGCCTTGCTAATTTCGTCGGTCATTTTTTCACTTCCTTTTTTATTTTCTTTCACAATCTCAAATTTTGCTTCAGGGTTAATGCCCTCTTCACAAATTGTGATTTCGTGGAGTTCTAATTTATCTATTTCTTTGTATGTTCCAATATCAGGGTCATGGACATTATGCTTATTGATAGCCTGTCCACCAATACTGAAAGAGCGTAGTTTGCCTCTTCTAATATCACGGGCAACCTCTTTCGCTTTCTCAATGTCGTTCCTCATTTTGATAACAACAAAGAATCCTGTATCATCAACGCCCGTTTTTAGGACATTTCCTTTTGTATCTGTATAGGTATCAATAACTTCTCCTACCTGCACATTTGAATGAGTAATCATAACATTCTTATAATCACTCTTCATAAATTTGTCAGAAGCATCTCTTAGTGCTTCCAATGTAATTAAATCGTTTTGCTTATCCACCACATCAACGGAGGCATAACCAGCAATAACCATATCTTTTCCTGTTCCCTTAAGAATAACTAATTCTGAACCCGAAGAGGGTTTATTTCCAAGACGAATCGGCTTCACCTTAAGAGTCATGTTAATACATCTGTTTAACTATTATATAAAGGAATAGGGTTATTTGTCGGAAAATGTAATATTTATATATTTATCTTCCGAAATATCCCACAATCCTTCGTCGCTATCTTTATCTGTCGGCTCTTCCTTATACCCTGTAAAGACAATCCACTTATCTTCTTCCATAATTTTAACAACTCTGAAATGAATTTTACCTGAATACATTTTACCCTTTAGGAAATATTCATGGTAGCCATCTCTTTGAGAGCCAATTTTAATTGAACCCTCATCAATCTTTTTATCCTTTTGTGGTTTATTATCATATTCAGTTAAGAATCGCTCAGCCTTTCCAAATAATTCATACATATCTTCAATTTTGTCCTGCTCAATACGCCATGAAAATGTTTTTTCTTTAATTTGGTAAATAAAATTTAAATCACCATCTTCTCTTCTCCAGATTTCATAAGTATTTTCTTCCATTTTACCGATAGTTTCTGGGTCTTTAACTAATGTTTTATCATCATGGTAAAACTTTTGTCTTTCCTTATTATATAAAATACCGAATGCTTCACCCCTTTCTTTAATGTATAAAAGCAAACCCTTTTCAATATCACCATCAGAAAAAATTCTCTTGATAATATCTGGTGCTCTTTGTTTTAATTTCTTAACTAAATCCTGCTTTGTAATTTCGCCCTCATATACAATTTCGGAAATGATACTCATTAATTTACCACTATCCTTTTTATGTATATTTGCTAACTCTTGTTTCCACAAATCAATATCAATCAAGGCATTTTTAGCCATTAAATTATCTTGTAAAAATCCCGAAAGAACGAATCCTTCCGTATCATAAGTAGTGTTTAAATCAACCATTCCATGAATATTATCTGTAATTGTATATGATTTTTTAAGTGCTTCAATTGAATAATCAGAAGCAGACTTTTTGTTATCCTTAGACAAAAACTCAAGTGTGATAATTTTTTCTGGTTCAGTAACTTCGGGCTTTTCAATAACCTTAGCACTATAAATGGAGAAACCTGTCTTAGTCTTCTTAACTTCATCAACCTTCACTCGGATAATATTACCCTCTTCTGATTTGATTTTAGTATTAAGAGCCTTACCAACATTTAGATAATCTTTATTTTTATAACGAACAATGGGTTTATATTCTTCATCACCTAAAGGTCCAGCCCCTAATGTATAACTAAATGTTCCATTTTTGTTCTTTCTAACTTCTAAAATAATTAAATCTAAATCAACAAATTTTTTCCATTTAATCCACTTTGGGTTTTTCTTTTTACCTACGATGTATGAGGATTTAGCATCCTTAATAATGACACCTTCTGATGTAGGATTCTTCATAATTTCCATAGCGTATTCTTCAATATCTTCTAATGAATCTGCAAATCTGGTGTTAGATTTAGTAGGAAATTGTATTTGTCTATGAGAAACTTTGTTAAAATTACCCATCAATGTTTGAAGTCTTTCTTCTAATTTATTCTTCCAAATATGTTCTCCGTTAAGACGAATAATATCAAACACATGAATTCTTAGTTCAAAAGCAGAATCATCCCTTTTAGAATTAATGTAAGAGATAGTATCTGCTCTATGTAGAGGTTCGTCATTTTCGTATAGAACAACTTCAGCATCTAAAATACATTTAGGAAAATCCTTATCAGACATAAGTTCTACTTGCTTGTCAAATTTTCTGGTAATATCTCTTTGATTAAAGGAATAGATTTTAATTTCCTTATCCTTGTGAATTTGAATACGCATTCCGTCATACTTTTCTTGAACAACATAGTCCCCAGAAAATCCCTTAATTTCTTTCATATCATCAATTTCAAAGATACGATACATAGGTTTGTTAGGAATAATAAATTCATTTAACTCTTTGTCTTCTTTTAACATAGCATATTTTAATGAAAAATCTTTATCAATACCTTCAATGGTATAATTAAAATTCCAAATTCTTTCTCCGTATTCAGCAATTAAGAAGTCCTCAATTTTTTCAGTAATGACACTTTCTTCTTCACCGCCGTCAATTTTTAAATCACTATAACTAACAATAATTGAACTTGGGTCGTCAGGTGCATTAGATAACCATTCAATATTATTAATGTTAATTACTTTTTCAAATTCTTTTAGAATTCTCTTAGTATCTGTTAATTGTTGCCATGAAGAAGCACTATTTTCCTTTGTATAAACCTCATAAAGCATTTCTCGTGCTGGTTGCATTTTACGCTTTAATCTTTTAACATCAACATCTTCACCGTAGTTTGTCTCAAGCCATCTAAACAATTCACCGTCTGTTAAATCTAATCCAACATAACCTTCTGTAAAATCATCTTTTAAATCACCTACTTCTTCCCATCCTTCTAAAGCACCACGACCTGCTCTATATGCCCAATGTAAAAATATAGCATATACTTGGGTATTATTAAGAAGTAATTTTGGTAATTTATCTCCAAATTTCTTTCTAAATGGGTCTTTACTTAACGAAGTTTGCTCTTGAACTTCTTTAATATTTTGATAAACCCTTTTAGCCTTAGCACCTTGAGGGTCTTTTACTTCTTCGCTATAAATTAAGGATTCAGATAATTCATCTCTTAGCAAATCTCCGATAGGGTTAGGGCTATCCCAATTATCACGAATTTCTTCAATTATTTTAGACCACTCATCTTTGTAATCTTTTGGTCTTTCTCTTGCACTCAAATATGCAACTCTAACCTTATCATAAAGATTTCTTAGCGACCTTGATAAAGGGTCAATCCTACCCGTTTCTGGAGGCAATTAATCACCTAATTAAACGAAATTTTGCGATGAGCGTCTAACTTTACCGTCATCCATATCAGAATCGTGAGTAAGGTTTAGATTATATTTTTTATTAAGAATTTTCACCATTCTATCTCTTGGGATAGGATAGTTGGGATTATCAATGTTTAGATAATATTCTAAATGTTCTGCTGATTGACTGTTCATTTTTGCTTGTTCTTCAGTCATTCTTAATGTGCTAAGTGCGCCCTGAACTTCGTTGTATGGATAATTTCTTTTATAGTTCATTTGTATATAGTATGGCCCGTATTGGTTATCTTGTCTAAGATAACTTTTACGCAAATCTTGGGGCATTTGTGCTTGTCCACCATCAATTCTCGCCGTTGATAAAAACTTTCGGAGTTTGTTTGCGGCTTCGTTAAGAGCCGTAAGAAGTGCTTTACCTTCAGATGTGCTTAAAGGATTAGCCATAGCCTTCTTTTCATCCGTCAAAGCAGATGCGACCATAAATGCAGGATTAAATTTCTCTTCATCATCAGCAAATCTTGCTAACGAAATAAGAACCTTTTCTTCATCTTCATTATTACTATTAAGTTTATCTCTTTCTCTTTCATCAGGATGCCTTCTTAAATATTCATTCATATCATCATTAACAACATCTTCAATTTCTTCTTTACTAATTATTAAACCTGTA